GAGCATTTGCGCGACGATTCCCCGGAAGCGCTTCGCGGCGGCCTCGGCGAGGTAGCCGCCGTTCCCGGTGGCGTCGAACATGCCGCCCCTGAGCCTCGCCAGCCGGGAGAGGACGTAAAACACGATGAGCTTCTGAATTTCATAAGGAACATTGCGAAGCTCAAGGAGCAGCACGCACGGGAAGCTCATGTCCTGCCGCCGTTGCGCTATCCAAAGAGATGTGAGGTCGCCCTTGCGCGCGAAGTCCTCCCCGGCGTAGGTGTCGAACCCCGCCGGAATCCCGGCGAGCACGGGGGAAAGTTCCGCCTCGCACCAGTCGCGGGCCTCGGCTTCCTGAAGGTGATCCGCAAGCTCCGCCCATGCGTCCGGCCGCTCGAAGCGCAAGACCGGCACGTCGACGCGCTGGGCGCGTTCGATGAGCGCCGCCGGGATGTACGCCCCGGAGCCGTGCCGGGGAATGACGAAAAGTTCCTCGTCCGCGTCTTCCCCATAAAAGGCGACAATATCTTCCCGCCATGCGCTTTCCGCTTCCGTGCTCCACTCCTTCCCCTGCGTGAGGCAGATTCGGCGGTACAGCCCGTCAGCGAGCGCATCGTCAAATGTGATTTTGACAAGCTCATACGGTTTGTTTCCCTTCCGTACTTCTTCACACAGCAGGTTAAACGGGTTGGTGTCCCCGTCATGCGTCGAGACGACCACGACCTTACCGCCCCACATGAGCAGGGCGAGCGCCGCCTTCATGACCTCGCCAAGCTGATCATGGAAAGCCGCTTCGTCGAGGATGACCATGCCCTGACGCCCACGAAGCGAACGGGGGCGGGAGGTGAGCGCCATGATTTCATAACCGGAAGCGAAAACGATGCGGTAGGCGAGGATGTCGTCCGATGAGCCGTCGGGCTTCGTATCCTTGAAAAGGCATTCCTCAACCTCGCACGCCGCAGGGGCGAACGCCTTCGCCCACATCGCCGCCGTATCGATGAACTCGCGGGCCATGTCGAGGCTGTACCCGAGATAGAGGGAATCCATCCCTCCGGCGGAACGCGACGCCGCCGAAACCAGCACGGCCGCGGCCGCTATCCCCCAGGTCAGGCCGATACGGCGGCTCTTTTCGATGACCACCACCGGAAGCTCCATGATCGAGGCCACGGCCCGCTGCTGGTACGGCAAGAGGACGTCCGGAAGCGTTTTTCCCTTGAGTGTGTCGGGAAGAGCCTGTCGGGACGCTTCTCGGTGGCGTTCCCATTCTTCGGCGGTCACAGGCGGCTTAGGCATCTTTTATCCCCAGAATGCGGCCCTTGATCGCTTCCACCGTCTCGGCGGAAAGCCCGGCCTCGCGTGCGGTATCTTCCACGGCCTTCACCGTCTCTTTCTGGACGCGCTCCCGGACCTTCGCCTCAAAGTCCTGATCAAGGCGGTTGGCCTGCGCCATGTCTTTCAGTGTGCGGGCCAGCGCCATAAGCGCCTTCGGATCATCAACGTCTCCTTCCTCAACCCGCGCCGCCAGATGATCGAACACCAGATCGCGCAAGGTCTGCACGAGCAAGCGCCCCTGCTGTCCTTCCGCTACGGACGGCCCAATTTCCCTGACGAGCGCCTCGGTCATTTCCCGGCTCTGGCGCAGCTTCGCGGCCACCTTGTCGATCCGCTGTTTCTGGCGTCCGAGCGCGGAGCGGGAAATGGTATCAACGCCCATACCCCGCAGATGTTCGAGGAGTTCGTCAAGCGTCAACCGGCCCTCGGAAAGTATCCGGTTTATCTCTTGCAAAACCTCCGGCGACAATCGGCGAAGGGATGATTTACGACCCATGTCACGCCTCCAGACAGGAGCGTTCAACGCCCTCGACAACTTCGTCGCCGGTGACCACGTCGAGGCCGCGTCGGGTAATCTTCATGATCAGCGCGCCTCCCACGTCCTCACGGCTCACCAGTCCGTGCCGCTCAAGCCATGCGGCGTCCTCATGCACTTGAGCGCGGGGAACGCCGTAGCTCACCGTTCTGAGCGCAGCGCGCAGCAGCTCCGTGTCTATGGAATGGTCGAAGTCCTCGGACAGAAAACGCAGAATGATCGCCCGGCGGTAGGACGCCTGCAACTCGCTCAACGTGCGGTTTTTCATACCTTACTGTTCTCCAGATGATGCTGCACAAGGATATTGATTTGGCCCTTCATCCCTGAAATGGATGTTTCCATGCCGTCCATGCGCGTACCTATCGCCTTCATATCGCCCCGCAGTTCCTCAAGGGAAAGCTGTATGGCGTGCATGGTCCCGGCGTCCGGGACCGTCTCCATCCGGCGTTCGAGCACGTCGACCCGGCCACCCAGCCCCCGAACGGTGCCATGCAACGCTTCGTGCTCGTCTTTGCTGACGAACCGCCGCGAAAGCTGATACAGGCACCACCCGCAGGCAAGCGTGGCGATAATGCTGAGCACTGGCCACCAGCGGTTGATCTCATCAATAACGTTCATGGAGTATCCTTTATATAGTCGACGAGTCCCCGATACCCGGCTTCGAGCTTCCGGCAATACCCGCCAAAATCCCGAACATGCGCGAGCACGTCTTCCGGCGTCGCTAGTGCGTCTTGCCGTACCCCGGCGTGAGCGGTTCCGGCGGAACCGGGAGCGTCGTCAGCGCCGCCGAGGGCGGAGCCTTCGTTTCCGGCGCTATAATAGGAACCGGCAAGGCCGAGAGCCTCGTTGTACAGGCGCACCCACTCACGAGACAGGCCAGCACAATCACGGCGAGCCTTTTCTGAAACATCCCTGATCCTCTTGTTGATGCTGGCGCGCTCGGCGTCCAGTTCGGCGGTTTTCGCGGCGAGTTCGCGGGCGAGCTTCTCACCCCGTGCCGTGGCCGCCACAAGAGCCTCATGGGCTTGTCTTTCGGCGGCGGCCACGGCCTCGGCACGGGCGCGTTCCTCTTCGGCGCGGACGGCGTTCATGACGGCGATCTTGGCCTCGTACTCTTCCGTCACGACGTCGAGCCCCCGCCAGACGCCCGCACCGTAAATGACCACGCAGACGAGGACAGCCCAGGGCCACGAAGGAATCTTACTCAGCACAGCTCACCCCCGGCCCCCAGCCCGCCCGGATGTAAGCGTGCTGGTATTCCATGATGCGCGAGACGTACCTGCGGTTTTCCCGGATCACGCTTGCTTTGCGGCCCGCATTTACGGTTTCGACGTGTCTGAACCAGCGATCCGGATCGAGCCCCTTCTTTGCGGCGAGGTTCCGGTCACGGTTCACCCAGCCCGCACCGCCGTTATACCCCGAGAGGGTGAAAGCCATTCGGTCACAGGGGGCAAGGCTTTTCCCGGCGCTCATGGCGCTCATGCGATCCCAAAGGTATTTGTCATAGACGACGCACGCTCGGAGCGACCACGCCGGATTGAACGGCTGCGGCTTGCCGACTTCCGGCGCAACGGTGGGAAGCCACCGGGCCGTCGACGGGATAAACTGCGCCAGCCCTTGCGCGTTCGCCGCCGACACAGTGTCATTCCGCCACCACGACTCGGTGTGTATCTGAGCGGCGAAGACAGACACCGGGGCATTCAATCCCCATGCGGCGCGGGCTTCGCGGATCAGCGTCGCCCGGTGCTGGAGCGCGGCGCGGGGTATCTGGATTTCGGCGGCCTCGGCGTCGCCAGCGAAGAAGGCGATCAGGCCGAACAGTACCGATACGACAATGGCCGCGCCCACGGCGAATGCGACGCCCACGCAAAACGCCTCGGCGCAGGAGGAAAGGAGCTTTTGCGGATCGATACGCATGATCACAGCCCCAGACACATGCCGAGGATCACCATGCCCACCATGATCCCGCGCCGGATGGTGGCTACGGTGAAGGCGCGGAGATACCCGGCGCATATCTCAAAATCAACTTCATCATCTCCGCCGTCGGCATCGGGA